TAAATACAAATTCGTTTTTAGATAATCTTGCAGGTACATCATCTGCTCTTTCCTCAGCCCCTAGTGGTACAAAACCACCTTCTCTATAATCTTTTTCTAAACCACCCATATCTATCATACCGCCTTCTGCATATCCTGGTAGATTAGCTAACCCACCATTAGCAGCATAAAAATTTCTAACAAATTTTGGTTGTGGTAAGAATCTTAAACTTGAATCTTGATTTCTAGCTTGGTTTACTATATCGGTTATACTATCCGGTGTTACTGAAAAAGGAGTATCTGGTTCTTCTTCCTCTTCATCACCGCCCATTAAAAATGGTGCAGCAAGAGCGGCAGCTCCAAGTCCACCACCTAATAATCTTAGACCACTAAATCCTTTTGTTGGATCACCACCAACTCTAAATGCATTTCCTATTGTTCCTAAGAAACCTTCTCCACTTGCTAATCCTGTACCAAGTTTTGATTTAGCAAATAATCCAGGTAAACCACCAAATCCACCTGCTTGGGTTAATAAAGATTGTTTACCAAATAACATTGGAGCATAGTTAGCTGCTAAAGCTCCTAAAGCTATTTTACCTACTGGTGATTTAACAACTTTTTTTACAGCACGCTTAGCTTTTCTTACAATTTTACCTAGAAAATAACCTTGTCTAGGTTCTTCTAATGTCATGATTCCGCCACCGGCACGTAATTGTCTTTCCATGTTCATTCTAGATATTGTCATAATTTAGTCTAAATTCTCTTTGTATAATGTTTTGTTGTTATAATCAATCATATATATCGACCAGGTTTGCTAGTCCTCCCATCATGTAGGGTACTCTACCACCGTCAGCCAGTCCATATCCAAACCCTTCTCGACCACCAGAGTCATAACCATACCCTCCAGTTTGACCAGCACCTCTATCTCCTTGATCATCTCTAGCGATAACTTCACCACCTGACCCAGGTCTTCTACCAGAAGCACCTGCTCTTGATGGATCATTAGGATCAGACCTTCCAATATCAGCAAAATCTCTTTCACGTTTTGCAGCTTGTTCCGCCATTGCTTTTTCATTAGCCACACGCTCTTTTTCTTTTTGAGTGTAAACATTAAACATATTTATATTATTTTTATTCATTTTATTAGCAAGATCTGCAGCATCTTCATCATCACTTTCAAACATTCCTGTTTCCTTGTTAAAAGATACTTTAGAGCCTGTTTTTTCTGAATATTTATCTGCCATTTTACCACTTAACATGTCACCAAGTGATGTTGCTTTTTCACCTACAAAATCCGCATAATTACCAAATGCAGATCTAGTATTAATTCCAAAAACATCTTTGTTTAATCCAGATGTGTTTTCACCGAATACTGTTGGTCCAGTGTACCCCATGTTTTGTTTTATAAATTCTTGATCAGCTGGTGACAATGTATTAAATTTATCCATTGATCCAAGCACCATACTAATAGGACCAAAATTTTTTATGTTACTCATTATACCACTAGCTTTATCTTTTACGTTTCCTAAAGTATCTTGAACCTTACCGGCTCTAGTTAGTTCTAAAGGAATATCAGTGTCAGATCCAATATACTCACCCATATCTGGGCCAGTTAGTTGTTGTTCTCTGTAACTTGGAAAACCCATAAAAGTTTTATCAAGTTTACTTTGATATAAATCATCTACAAGCGGTGTTGGTTGACTATCAAAATATTGATTTCTTGTATCTAAGGTATAGTTTCTCATTAAATCGTTTACGCTACCAGTGTAATTACCACCTCTACTATTATTACTTATGTTTTTAGTTATAGGCAAAGTAGTAATGCCAGTTGGACTATCTTCTGTTGTAGTAGGAAAACTAAATGCACCACCTCTAAATCTTTCTTGGGGTATAAAACTATACCCTTGATTATAGATGTTTTGATCAGTTTGATTATAAAAATTTGGTGCTGCTAATATTGACATTAGTCCTCGTCTTTTTCAGATGCTGCGCCTAACGCTGGCATTTTTGCTACTTTAATTTTTACCGATCTTGTTACATGTTCTCTTTGTGTATCAGTATCTGGATTATTAATATCGTCTTCAGCCTCTTGGTCTGAACTATATTCATAATTAGTTTCTTTATTTCTTAATACTATTTCAGCTTCACATTTTACGACAGGTACTTTTTTACCGTCGACTTCAATATATTCTACTGATCCTTCTTCTTTAAAAGCCATATCTATTCCCTATTTATTTGTAACACAGAAAGCACAATATGTAACCTGTTTCCTGTGGCTGCAGTTGCCTTTATTATTTCACTTTCTTGAAGAACTATAGGCTGCGATAGTAATTCTAGTGTCTCATTAGCAGATACAGCTTTGGTTTTGAATAAACTAAATACATTTGCTGAAGCATCTGTCAAGGTCAAAGTTACAGTATCCGCGTTTCCCGAGTCCTCAGATACTATTATTGATTTTATTATACCAGTTGTTGATGCAGGAACTGTATATACTACAGTTTCTCCATTGGTTGTTAGATCTTTTTTTGCGTTTGTAAATACGTTAGCCACCTATAAACCAGGACACTCGTTCCTGCTCCTGTTTGACTTCATCTAAAAATGTAGAATTTAATTGATCCTTCATAATAGTTAAAGCTCTGTTAATTTGTTTTTGGTTTGATACATCATATTCTTCTTTTGGTTCTGGTAATCTAATATTAATTTTTGTCATTATCTTCTACCATCTGGTTGTACGTCTAATCTTAATGTGCCATATCTCCATGACTCACTAGCTGTATCATTTTCTATTTTTATATTTAAAAACCTACCTCTAGCTCTTGTATCTTTTTTAAGAGTAGAAGACGTAATTGTAAATGGACTTAATGCTGTAGTTACTTGTGTATCTTGTGGGTATCTTTTAACACCAAGTGTTACCTTTGCATTACCTTGTAATGATTTAAAATCAGGTACAAATCTACGTAAAGCTAGAAAAGCTTCTCCAGCTAGTTTTTCTCTTTGTCCTCTTTGTTTAGACTCTAAGTCTATATCAAATGATTTTATAAAAGAAGTAAGAGCTGTAGTAGTACCGTTTGGGTTTACTTGATC